ATGGAACAAAACGCACAACTGGCTGGTTATTAACCGCGACCATGACCCCGTTGCAAGGGTTCCTATCATGGTGCGCTCTTCAGAGCTTAGTCATGTACGGCCAAAGGGCTTTGACTTTCCCCACTTCAGGGCCGTACCAGCAGTCAAGGACGAACAGAGTACCTGCTGAGGTCTCTGCCGGTAAGGGATTGAGGGCTCCCTTGACTTTGCCCGATGTCGTGATGCAGTCCCTCACGACAGATGAACCCCCAAGCGGCCTAGGATGTCCTTCCAGGCACGCGAGGAGTCCCCATTCACCTCTGGCTGTGAGGATGTAGGGGAGGTCAACATAGACCGAAATTCAGGATAAGCGCTGAAAACCACTGGTATAGATAGTGGTTCCCCCAAATTCCACTCGAGGATCTGAGCCTCAAAAGTGGTTTGTTCCGGGATAGAAATGGCCGGAATAAGGGGGTTTCGAATGCACGCCAAACGTTGGCGCAGCACGGGATTGCAGTACGTGGCAGGGAAGCGGTCCGGGGGGGGCCCGTAATCGGCCCGTCCCCATCCCACCCTTGATTCCCAACCTTTAAACGCACTGTACCCTCTAGTTAACTGTTCGACACGCCGCACAACCGCCCACAAAATGGGATGGCCAGGCATACTGCTCCACATGGACCAAGCAGTGCATCTAGCCAGAAAAAGTAATTTCCGGTTGCTATATCTTTGCGACGTGATTGTGTACAACGAACGCATGCTTCTCAAGACATTTCCCACCACGAGTCCTTCGCGGTAGTACTGCTTCCTAAGAAAGTCGGTGTCATCGACCATCTCACCCTTTGCGTCCACAGATAGCTTCATTCCAAGACCAGCGACTATTTGAGTGTCGAGAATCTCAGCGGGAACGACGGCGTCATCCCCCTCCATTATAAATTGGAGAGTGTCGACCGTCGCCCACCAACGGTTCAAGTCACTGTCCCCAGTCCTGGAAGAATATCTGGCATACGCTTGAGTGTAGAATACATACAAGTTGCACAATAAGTTGCCCCCGGCGGTCTCATAGGTACCACTGCGTCGGGAGACGTGTAAAAAGCGAAATATGGCAGTCTTGTACCAAACGGGCAGTTTCCCACCCCGCTCATATGCTGCTGCTGCCTCTTCATAGCCTAACAAACGCAAAACAGCGGTGATCAAGTCCCTCTCAGCTTCTAAAATCACGCCAGTGATTGAAGCTTCGAAGGACGAATAGTCCGTGTTCGCGTGTATGTGGCCCTCAGTGGCATCGGCAACTAACTTGCAGATTTCGCCAAACGATTGGGCTTTAATATGGTGTCCAAACAGCGGGCCACTCTTGTAAATCCATTCGACCGCTTCGAGAACAGGAGCATTAACAAGCATTTCTTCAAGAGTCATGGGGTATATTCCACGTGGCTTGTTTCCATCAAAGTCTTCGTCGTCAACCTTGTGGTTGCACTCAGGCTTTGGGAACCAACCCAACCTCTTTTCTTTGCTCATCATTACTTCTCTC